ACAGATATTTCATTTATGGAAGACAGGATTTGAAAAAATATCATACAATATTAACTCCAAAAGGTGAGACAAGAGAGTTTGAGTATACAATAGAAAAAGCATTGCCATATTCTCTTTCAGAAAGAGGATTACATACTTTTATTCCTCAGAGAATAATTGACAATGCTGATACACCACTTGACCCACAGAAAGATGCAGTTAGAAAGTTAATGAATGCAATAATGCTTGATTATGAAATAGAAGTTGCGAATAAATTAACTGATACTTCATCTTATGCAAGTGGGCATTATGAGGAATTAAGTAATGGAGATAAATGGAATAATTATACCAATTCAAATCCTATCCAGAAAGTTGATGAAATAAAAGTAATAGTTCAAAAAGACTGCGGCAGAATGCCAAACACAATGCTTGTTTCAAGGGATGTATTCAATGCTTTGAGAAATCATCCAGTGCTTAAAGATGTTATAAAATATACGCAATTTGGTATCCCTCGCAATGAAGATATGGCAAGAGCATTTGAGGTTGAGAATTTCATAGTTGCGGAAGCAGTATTAGATACAGAGCAAGAAGGTCAAACAAGGTCAACCAACTGGGTATGGAATAATGTAGTTATACTCGCTTATGTTGAAAAGTCACCATCATTATATTCTATGTCCCTTGGATATACTTTTAGAAAGCAGGGATATAGAAAAGTTCTCACTGAGACCTTTATGGACCCTGAAGGTATTAAAGTTATAGTGAAAGATATGTTTGACCCATACATTATAAGTGGTTATGCTGGTTATTTATTAACTTCAGTGATAGCATAATTATGTCTTACTGCACTATATCAGATGTCAAAGACAAAACTGTTGATGTTATCATAACGTCTGCAGGGTGGTCTGACACTGATGTGCAAAATAGAATTGATGAAGGGGCGGAGATTATAGATACGAATTTAATCCCGCTTGGTTATAGTCAAGCGGATTTAAACACCGCCCCTTTAATAAAGCGATTAAATGTTCTCTATGCAAGATATGCGATATATAGAGATATATATGCGAGGACACAGCCGAGTAAAACAGATGAAGCAGGTTTTGTTAAATGGAAAGATGAGTTCTATGAATTGCTTGAAAAAATAAAAGCAATGCAAATGCTTTTAATTGATGTTAATGGTGCAATTATAAAGCCAAATAATGTTTCAATGACAATTGTCCCAGTTATAAACACTGGAGATGTAAAACGAATTTTCAATTTAACTGATAGTAAAACTTGGAAAATCAAAGAATTAACTTATTCAGATGATGATGTTATTGGTGAGCAATGAGAATAAACATAAATTTTGAAGGTTTTAAAAATTTGTTCTCTAAAATCAACACTATCCAAGAAAGGTTAAATGTTCCTTCACCTTTATTGAAAAAGATTAGCATTTTATTACATAAATCAGTTATGCAAAATTTTAGAGAGCAAGGGACAGATAAAGGTAAATGGGATACATTAAAGCCTTCTACTATTGCATTAAGAAGGAAAGGGAAAGGTGATAGAAAACTAATGATATTGCAAAATAATGGAATTTTAAGAGATAGCATCTTCCCAGGATATATTGGTAATGAAGCATTTGTTTCAACTAATGTCCCTTATGCAGCTATACATCAATTTGGAGCAGAAAAGGGAAGTATTGCAAGAAATGTAAAAGCAAGGATAAAAGAACATATAAGACGAGTTAAAGGTAAAAGAATAAAAGTTAGAGAACATACAAGGACTATACCAAATATCCCTTGGGGGAATGTTCCAGCAAGACCTTTTATGGTTTTAAGAGAAAGTTATAAAGAGCAAATTAAGCAATTGTTTAGTCAATATATGACAGGACAAAATTATGATAAGTGAAAATATTTGGAATAATGTAATAACGATATTGAATAATGCTAAGCAAAATGGACAACCTTTGGAATATGTTAAAAACATTTATCAAGGTTTAAGAGATGATTTACCACCAGTTTTTACACCAGCGATAATAGTTGAGCCGATTAGAGAAATTGAGGAAAATGCAACAGTCCCGAATTTTAAAAAAATAACTTTTGAAATTTTAATTGAATGTATATTGGAAGTTATCAACAAGGATGAACAAATAACAGCAAATATCCAAGGGAATAAAGGGATTATGGATATGGTAGCGGATGTTAAAAATGTTTTAAATGCAAATAGAGATTTAAATGGAAGTTGTTTAAAATTTACTTTCCCAGAAACAAGTTATATTTTTGAAATTTATCCATACAGATTGGCTGATATAACAATGAGAATTGAAACACAACCAATACAGGATACTAACAGATAATTAGGAGGTAGTTATGGCACTTTATGCGATAGAACAAAAATGGTTAGGAATAGGGAAAGAAACTACAAGAGGCACAGCAGTTGCACCAACAAGGTTTATACCTGTTGCTCCAGATACTGAATTGGAGTATAAACTCAATTTGATTGAAGATGAAACTGTTAAAGGAATATTTGAAAAATTTCCTCCAAAAGCAGGTAGAAAAGAAGGAACAGGGACAATATCAGGAATAGAAGTCACAAGTGATAATATTGGGGAATTGCTTAATTCTCTTTTAGGGTCAGTAACTACTACTGATATTGGTAGTGCAGGTAATGCGTATCAACACATTTTCAAAAGAACAACTGGGATAACAATGCCATCATATACGATAACAATTCATAGAGGGATAAATGCAAAGCAATATCCATTGTCAGTTGTTAAATCAATAGCATTTTCACAGGATGCAGATAATAAACTTAAAGCAAATGCTACGGTTCTTTATAAGACGGAACAAGATTACGAAAATCCTCCAACTCCAACTTGGGTTGACCCTTCACCATTTATGTTTTATCAAAATACTTTCAAAATAGATGACAGTCAAGTTATGACAATAAAAAACTGGAGCTTGACTATTGATAATGGCGCAGTAGGTTTACATTTGCTTAATAATTCACAAGATATTTATGATATTGTTTCTCACGCTAAATTGCTTATAACAGGTTCTTTTACTGCTTTATTTGAAAATGAAACGCAGAGAAATAAATTTTTATCAAATACATCAGCAAGTTTAGATATAATTTCAGAAGGTGCAGTAATTGAGACAGGATATAAACATACCATTGAATTCACAATACCAGAAATACATTATACTGCATATCCATTTACAAATGTTGATGGTATGCTTGGGGCAAATGTTTCTTTTAATGCTTATTATAACTTGACAGCAGGGGAAACGATAGAAGTAAAATTGATAAATACAATATCAGGATATTGATAATATTTAGCAAGTAGTGTCGGATAGCCCGACTTGCTATTAGATTTAGTTCTATTAGTAAGCGGGCTTTTTTAAATTTAGAGAGAGGTTAAAAATGAGGCAAAAAATGTCCAGAAGAAGGGGGGATAAAGGCTTAAATTTTGATTTTTTTAGTTTGGTAAGGGGTTTATATGGCAGATAGAGAAGTTTATGAATTAAAATTAAGTGTTAAGGTAGATAAAGAAAATGCAGATGTTCAATTGGCAAAAATAACCTCATCTCTAAATCAAATGGGGGTTCAAGTTCAAAGTGTCAGTCAAATTACAAAAGAACAACAAAAAACATTTTTAGGATTAAAAGAAACTTTATCAGGATTAGCAACAAGATGGCTTTCAATTGGAACAGCAATTTATACAAGCATATCTTTTATAAAAGAAAGTATTAAACAAGCAACAGAACAGATTAGAGTATATAGAGAATTAAATGGAGTTCTAAATAATTTAGGTTTATCTCATCAATATTCAGCAAAACAATTAGATGAATATACTAAATCATTATCAAAAAATACAGTATTTACAAAAGATGAAACATTAAAAACATTAACACAATTTATTAAACTTACGGGAGATGTTAATTCTGGTTTATATCTTTTAAAAACAGCGATGGATATTGCAACTGGGAGTGGAAAAGATTTAAATGAAGTTTATTCAATATTAAGAATAGCATTAACTTCAACAAGAGATGCTGGTAATGTTTTAGCAAAGCAATTAGGTATACAAGCATTAGCAGGTAAAAATGCACAAGAAGCAATTGATTATCTTGCTAAATCTTATGATGGAGCAAGATATAAGATTTCAGATTTTGAAAAGCAAATGAAAGAAGGCAATGAAACTATTAAAGAAGCACAAGAAAATATTGGTAAAATATTACTTCCAGCAATAGCAAAACTATTAGAATTCATTCAAAATATCCCAAGATTTTTTCTTAAAGTTTTTTTTGAAGTAGAAGCAAAATTTAAACAATTGATAACATTGATTGGGGCTTTAGGGGAAGCAATAGCGGATTTAATTACTGGCAAAATTGGGAAAATAGGAGAAGTTTATAAACAAGCAATAAATGAAATTGAAAGATTAGAATTAGTAAAAACAGAAAAAATAAAAGCAATGTATGAAAAAGAGGAAGAAACAACTGTTAAAGTTCAAAAAGCAAAGATTAAAAGCGTTAAAGAATTTACAGATGAAGCAAAAAGATTAGATGATGAATATGCAAAGTTTAAAGATGAAATAGCAAAAGAGATAATCAATTCTGGGGTTAAGACAAAAGATGAGATGATAAAACTTGTTGAGATAGAATATGAAGCCAAAAAAAGACAATTAGAGAAGTTTAAGAAAGAAGGGAAAGACACTTCAGAAGCTGAGGTTTTGTTGAAACAATGGGAAAATGCACAAAAAGAAAAGATAGATAGAGAAGAAGAAGAAAACAGATTGAAGTTCAAACAAGAAATAAGAAGATTAGACACAGAAAATCTTATTAATGAATTGCAAAAACAAATTCAAGCAATTAAAGATGCATTTGAAGAGGATAAAGAAAATCATCTAAAAATGGTTGCTGAAGGAAAGATGCTGCAAAGTGAATATGATGAGTGGTTAAAAAAGAGACAAGAAAAAAGAGACAAAGATTTAGAAAAAGCAGGTAAATGGTTTGTTGATAAATTTGGCGAACAAGCACAAATGATGATGAAAATATCAGAGGAAGCATATTCGGCTATGGAAGGCTCTTTTAAGAATTTTATAACTGAAGCAATAAAAGGTGGTCAACATTTAGAAAATGCTATGAAAGGATTTTTTGATAGTATTTTAAATGCTTTTGTTGAGATGTTAGCAAAAATGATTGCAGAGTATATAGCAAAGTCCATAATATTTAGTATATTTCCAGGAGCAAACAAATTATCAATATTTAAAGGCGGTTTTTTTGGAGCGTTTCAGACAGGAGGAATAATACCAGAAACTGGACCATATATTATGCATAAAGGCGAGCGAGTTATCCCTGCTGGAAGCAGTGAAACAATAACAAATAATAATCCTGTTATTGTTAATCTAAATTTTCATACTTTTGATGTTAGACAGATTGATAGAATACATATGGATAGATTAGCAAGGACAATGGCAGATTATCTAAAGGGGAAGGTATGAGTAATGTAAATTCAAAATTCTATATAATTAAGGGACAAAATAAATTACTCAATTCAGATTTTGCAACGAGTTATCCTAAAACTTGTGATGGATTGAGAGTTCATTGGCAACCTGACGCTGGAGATTTGTTTGAAACTTTTTCAAAAAATACGGAGTATGTGATAACTTTTAATGATATTTATAATATTGATTTTATTAGATTTTATTTAGTCCCAGAAAGCAATTATACTAAATTTGGTTCTCCTTCTCCTTATGGTAGTTCAGGATATTATAGCATATCTATTCTAAATATCTATTATTCAAATGATGGGAATAATTGGAATATTATTGATAATACGAAAGCAATATCAATGTCAGAATATTTTTCAAATTATGAAACAGGTCAATATTTAATACATCAAAATGGTAATCTTATTTTTCAAGGATGGAAAAGTACTATAGGTTTTTATGCATTAAAATTAAATCAAACAATTCAAGCAAAATATTTAAAGTTTTCAATATCTATTGATAGCAACGATATAAATGTTTTCAAAATTGCTGAAATAGAAGCATTTGAATTGATTAAATTTTCAATAAAAGAATTTAGATATAATACTGAAAGGTCTATTATTGAAAATGGAGTTAATGATTTTACAATTGATTGCACTGCTGATGA